AAGTTGTCTTCCAGGGACCGTTCCAGCTGGTCGCCGTCGCGGCTGACGTTGCGCAGGTCGTCGGCGATGTCGTCGAGGCTGTCGCTGATGCGGCGGGTGCCGCGAAGCCAGTCGTTGACGTCGGCGACGACGGGGATGCGAATCGCCATCGTTCACCGGCCCGGGTCGGCGTCGAGGGCGCCACGATAGGCGTCGTACACGACACCGGCCCACACGTGCGCGGCAGCGGACGCCACGGCAGCTTTCGCCGCGTACGCCACACGACCCTTCGGGTAGCGGCGTGGCAGCTGCCCGCGCAAGCCGTGCGCCCGGCCCGACCCGAACTCGACCAGCGGCCAGTCGCCGGTCGGGGTGAGCCCGCCTGAGCGTGCCCGGCGGGAGGTGGCGGCGGTGAGGACCGGCGGGTTGCCGCCCGATGCCGAGCCGGTGCCGTACACGGCCCGGTCCTGCCGGGTGCGGGCCCGCATCGCGATCTGCTGGCGCCACATCGGTCGCAGCTTGACGCCGGCGGCACGGTTGAGGTCGCGTCGCAAGTCCCGGTCGGCGGCTTTGACCGCCAGCGCCACCCCACGCAGCACGGTGTCGTCCAGGTCGATCACGGCACCGGCTCAGGCTCGGGCTGGGAGTCCGGGGTGGCGGGGGTGGTGTCCTGCAGCTGGGAGGTCACGACGGTGATGGCCAGCGGGTGCCGGCCGAACTTGCTGGGCGCGAACGGCACGGCGAACGTGGGGACGGTGGCCGTGCCGGCCCAGGTGAGCTCGTGGTCGGTGCCGGCGTTCTCGGTGTAGGTGAAGTCGAACACCTCACCGGACTGGACGGCCAGCAGCAGCGCGCGGGTGATGCCGGCGGCGGTGGTGTCTTTGAACACCTCCCCGGTGATGCCGCCGGCGCTCGGGTCGCCAGGTTCGACGACGCTGTCGCCGCAGGCGACGGGCACGGGCTGCCCGGTAGAGAACCCGGCGGGGGTGAAAGTGGCGTTGATGATCTGGCACGACACCTGCAGCGGGGTGCCTGCGGCGGGGGTCAGGGTGATCGTCAGGGTGGCGTCGGTCTGGGTGTGCACGCTCATCGGTGGGGTCTCCCGGTCAGGCGATGTCGACGTCGAGGTCGTAGGCGACGACGGTGCTGTCAGAGCTGATGTCGTCGACGGCGGGCCCGCCGCGGCTGATGTGGTAGCCGGCGTCGGCGAGCAGACGGGCGGTGTCGTCGATGAGGGCGAGCATGCCGTCACGGTCCAGCGAGGTGGCGGGCAGCAGCCGCACCGGGACGGTGAGCGACCACACCGCGCACATGCCGTCCTGGCCGGTGATCGACGGCAGGCCGACGACCACGCACGGCCCGATCCGTGGGGTGTCCACGCCGGTGTGAACGGGCACGTCACCGAAGTCGAGGACGGCCACCAGCTTCGCGACGGCGTCGGCGATCATGCGAAGCCGCCGATCGGGTCGGTGAGCAGCTCGCGCACGATCACGTTGCGGGAGGGGATGTAGGTAGCGCCGAGGTCGCCGGCGTCGAGCACACCGAGCGGTGCGCCCTTCGCGGCAACCCATCGGGCAGCCATGTGCAGCTGCGCGAGGTAGTGGGCGTCGGTGTAGGGGTCGCAGCGGTAGTGCCCGGCCAGCCATCCGCCGGCGACGGTGAGGGCCTCACCGAGCGTGGGGGTGCCGGTCGGCAGCCCGGTCAGCTCGGCAAGGTCCTGCACCGTCGGCGGGGTGGCTGTCACTTGCTGGTTCTCGCTTCCACCGGGTTGGCGCCGGCCTTGACGACTCCGGCGGGCAGGTACACGGGCATGGCCAGGAACCCGTACACGGCGTAGTCGCGGCCCAGCAGCCGCACGACGTCCTGGCTGATGGTGCGCGGGCCGTCCTCGTGGAACGCGCACGCCTGCCCGTTGGTGACGATGTTCAGCCCGGCGGGAGCGTCGGGCAGCTCGGTCGGGGTGAGGGTGGGGCCGTCCAGGAATGACTCGGTGCCAGGGACGGTGACGTCGAGGGTGTCATACACGTCGGATGCGACAACCCATGCCGTGGCTGGCGAGCCGGTGGCCCGCTGCACCTGCCGGGACGCCTTGCGGATGAACGTGCGGATGCTGGCCGGGGTGCTGGTGTCCAGGGCGGGCCCGGCGACGGCGACGGCGGCGACCGTGGCGACGAACGCCGCCTCGGTGACCATCGCGTAGGCGGCGGTGAGGATGCGCAGGTAGGCGTCCACGTAGGACGGGCTGGACCGTTCGATCAGCTGCAGCGACACATCCGAGCCGCCGGCGAACGTCCGGATCGGGCTGGATCCTCGCTTGAACGACGCCTTCCGAGACGCGATCTCGGTCTTCTCGGCGGTCTGCTCGGCGACCAGGTCGGCCAGCCCACCGTCGTAGTACGGATAGTCCAGCGCCATCCCGGCCGCGGGCAGCGCACGGGGCCCGCCGAGGGCGGCGATGGCCGGCCGGCCGGCCTCGACGATGCCGCGGACCTCCTGCAGCCACGCCGGCGGCACCACACCGGGGTTGTCGGGGGTGATCTGATCGACCCACGCGCGGGTCTCGGTGCCAGCGGCAACAGCCTGCGCGTAGTCGCCGAACGTGCGGTGCTGACCCAGGGGGTGGGTGTGGGTGCGGCCGGCGGTCTCGACCGCGGTCAGCCGCTGCGCCAGCTCGCGGACCTGCTGGACGGTGTCGGCGGTGACGTTGTGCCGTTCGGCCATCGCGGCGGCGTCGACGGCGGCGCGGGCCAGCAGCTGCTCACCGGCGTCGGTGGTGGTGGTGGTCATGCGGGGTGTCCCTTCTCGGACGGCGAGGACGCGGGCGTCGGTGTAGGCGGGGGTTGGGGTCAGGCTGACCTCGCGGACGACGATGCGGGTGTGCACCTGGACGGGTTCGCCGTCGTGCATCTGCGTGACGGTCTCGACCGGGTCGAACCCGATGGATGCGCCGGTGACGGCACCGTCACGCAGCAAGGTGAGGGCGGTGGCGCCGGTCGGGACGTCGGACACGCGGCCGGTGAGGACCGGGCCGGTGACACCGTCGACGGTGTCGACGCGTGCGGTGTCCCATCGCCCGATCGGCTCGTCGTGGCGCCACAGCATCGGCAGACCGGCGAGGGTGTCGACGTCGACGGCGCCGGCGGCGACCCGTTCGCTGTACCCGCCGGGTCCGTGCAGGGTGGTGTCGTAGGGGACGGCCAGCACCTGCACGGTGCGCTCGTCGGCGGCGTCGGAAGCCGCGCGGGTGAGCAGCGTTGCGGTGAGGTGTCTCACGTGCGGTTCCTCCCCATCGGTGCCAGGCCCTCTTCGGCGCGCACTTCGTCCACGGTTTTCCATCCGGCGCTCAGCGCGGCGGTGTGGGTGGCGTACCGCTCGCTGGTGGTGGGTCGCAGCAGGTGCTCGTAGCCGAAGCGGATACGCACCTCCTCGGCGGCGTTACGACCTGGTGGGGTCAGGCTGTTCAGCGCGTCGGCGATCGGCTCGGTGTAACGGGTGATGCTGTCGCGCAGGTAGGCACGGTCCAGGTCCTGGGCGTTCTGGTAGGTGAGCCCGCCAGGCTGGGCAAGCCCCAACTTGTAGGCGGGGATGCCGAACAGGCGCGCGACCTCCTCGGCGTTGAAGCGGCGCGCCTCAAGCCATGCGGCGTCCTTCGGGGACAGCCGCAGCGCCTCGAAGCGCAGGCCGGCGCCGAGCACCCGGATCGGTTTGGGGTCGGTCAGCCATCGGGTCTGCCAGGCGGCGGCGGTGTCGGCGGTGATGTCCTGGTCGGTGGACAACGTGCCGGCGGGTACGCCGTTGCCGTACACGTCGGTGCCGTAGGCGTCGGTGTCGAGGTAGCCGGTCAGCGCGAGGCGGGCGGCTTGCACGGGGCCCACGCCGGCGCCCACGCCGGGCAGGGTGCGGTAGTTGACGACAAGCAGGCCGGGACTGTTGGCGCGGGTAGTCCAGCGGCGGGCGAGGGTGGTGGGCTGGCCGTCGAGGCGGTAGCGGCGGCGGGTCGTGAACCGATCGGCAGGGTCGGTGAGCTGGTCGAGCTCGACCCACACGCGGCCAGGTTCGACCGGGTACAGCGCCCAGCTGTCAGCGCCGAGCGGGTCGGCCCACAGGTACCCGGCGCCGTGCAGCGCCATCGACAGGGTGAGATGTTCCATGAGCTGCCGGAGCCGATGCTGCCCGTCGTTGTACCGCTCGGGTCGGCGCATCCACTCCGGCAGCGGCACAAGCTGGTTGTCCTGGTCGGCCTGCGGCTGCAGCTGCAGCACGGTGTCGGCGAGCAGGTCGACGCACGCCCACACGGCGGGCAGGGTGACGGCCTGCGCGGGGGTGGCGGGCAGACGGCCCGGTTCGGTCGGCCGGAACGGCGCCAGGTGCAGCCCGTCATGCACCCAGGTGTCGCCGGCGTCGACGGCCGTGCTCTGACGGGTTGCGGCGGGGGTGGCGGCGTAGGTGCGGGCCGGTCCGTGCAGCACGTCGGACAGGAACGCCCAACCGTTCACCGGCGACCGCCGCGATGCCGGGTGTGGGCAGACTGGCGGGTCGAGCACACGGTGCTTGACACCTGGTGGTCGTACAGCTGTGCCCATGCGCGTTCGTGGGTGGCGGCGATGAACCGTCGGCCGCAGCCATCGCACACGACCAGGTGCGAGTGCCGGGTGCTGTCACCGCGCCGTAGCGTCACCTGCTCATCGTCGGCGGGAGTGTAGGACCGATCAGAGCAGGACGGGTGCGACGCGCCGAGAGACCCGCCAGGCGAGGGTGGCGGCGACGGCGGCGGTGATGTCGGCGCCGGAGGCTCGAGCGGACAACACCCACGTGTCGCCATGCCATCGTGGGGTGGCGGCGGCGAGCGCCTCGCGCAGCTGCGGGTTGTGGGCGTGGGTGAGGGTGCCGTCACGAATCGCGTCGTGCAGCTGCTGGCACCCGGCGCGGTAGTCGGTGACGTCGAGCACGTCACCGCGGATGCCTGCCACGCGCAGCTGGTCGAGGGTGCCGCGCTGCCCGGTCAGCGCCCACACCTTGCGCACCTGCTGCTGAGCCAGGACAGCAGGCAGGTGTGCCGGATGGCACTGCGTGAGCAGGTGCACATGCTGGCCTTGCACACCGACGACAGAGGCGGTGTCCCGGGTCGGGGTGATGTCCAAGGCGTACACGCGGGTGCCGTCGTCGGCCGGGGCTGGGGTGGCGGGCAGGGCGTCCCACGCGTCGATGGGAAACGCGCCGGCGGTGCGGCGGGCAGCATCCCAGCGGTTGCCGTACTCGCGTGCGAACTGGTCGGGGCCGAGGATGGCCAGCGCCTGCCGCAAGGTGTCCAGGGTGGTGAGCCCGGCGCGCAGGCCGGGATGGTGGGTTTGCCAGACGGTCTCGTCGGCCGGGTCGGCCTCGTCGGGCCATGTGCCGACCTCGAACAGGGTGTGCCGGCCGGCAGCGGCGGCGGCGTAGTAGTCAGCCCACCATCCTGGGCTGCCGGCGGTGCCGGCGACGATCAGCTGCGGGTGTGGGCGAGTGGTGAAGGTGGGAACAACGGTGGCGTCGAGTGCGGCGCCGAGGGTCGGGGAGTGCTCTTGCGCCTCATCCAAGATCACGCAGTCCAGCGCAAGGCTGCGCAGGGCGCCGTCGACAGGTGGGAACCCGCGGATGAATGAGCCGGTGCGGCGATGGGTGATCCGTTCGTTGCCGGCGGAGCGGCGGTAGGCGTACAGGCCGGCCAGCGGTGAGCGGTCGAGGGTGGCCATCCATCCGTCGCCGTCGCCGGTGAACCGTTCGGTGACGACGGTGCCGCGTTGGGCGGTGTAGGCGGCACGGTAGTCGCGGCGGCGGTACCCGCGGGCAAGCAGCATCCGGAACAGGGTCGAGGTCTTGCCGGTCTGGCGTGGCATGAGGACGACGACGGTGGGGGGTCGCGCGGTCGGGGTGCTGCCGTTGCACGTGCCGACCAGGTCGGCTTGATAGGCCGTCAGCGGGGTGCGCATGGCGCGCGCGATGCGCAACGTGAGCTCGGTGTCCGGGTTCATCCGTGCTCGTCGGCGGCGTAGGCGTCAAGCGGGTCGACGTCAACGGCCGCGTCGGTCGGGGCGTTCATCCGCAGCAGGTCGTGGGCGACGCGCAGCACCATCGCTGCCGCGTACGGGGACACCTCGCCGGCGCCTCGGTCGGTCTCGGCCACGTCAAGGTCTTCGAACGCTGC